GGCATGTACATCATGGACCCGACCGCGCTAGAGAATTGGGAGCAGCAGAAGGGGGCGATTTCCGTTGAGCAGCCGTCACAGCTCACCCGGCAGATTGCCTTCCGCGGTTATTTCGCCTCAAAGGTGATTGACCCGAGCAAGGCCATTAAGGCCGCGTTCGCCTAAGCGACTATTTAGATTCCCTGCCCGTGGCCACTTTCACTATTACGCACGTTCAGCGCCTAGACGGTTACGCCGTTATTCAGACGTTGGAGGCAACAGAGATTGGCACCGGGCAGGGAATCGTCGTAACCAATACGGGCACGTTTAACGGGTCTTTCGTCGTGCTGGACGTCCCGCCCTATGAATTCATAGGGGTTACGGATGAGGATTGGGAATACGACGCGAACAACCCTATCCCTAATCAATTGCTCTTTGAGGACGCCGGCGCCGATCAGGCGCGGGAGCTTCTAGACACCTTTGGGACCCTCACATGGGCGCCCGTATGCTCTTGGATTACCGACGCGGACGTAGCCGAGTGGCTAGGCATAGAGGCCGCTACGGCAAATGACGAAGCGTTTATAGAGGTAGCCGCCGGCGCCGCTAATGCATGGGCATACCGTCGCCGGCGTGAAGCCGGTTACTTTGACGCCCTGAACGTGGCCCCTGGCGATGATGCAAAGCTAGGGACCATCATGTACGCCGGCGCCTTGTACCGGGAGCGCGGGAGCGTGGATAGCTTTGCAAGCTTTGAGGCTATGGGGCCGGCTATGCCTTTTGGGTCCAGCTCGCAGATTAACCGCCTTTTGGGCATAAACCGTTCGCAAATCGCATGAGCGCAACCGGGATTTTTGTGGAAGCGCAGGGAACGCTCGTGGCGTCCCTAGAGGCGTTGGGGCTCGCCGTGGTGACAGACACCCGAAACGCTCGCCCAATGTGCGCCCTGGTGGAGCCCCCCACGTTTTCCTGTTTCAATAGCAACATTGCCGAAATAGAATTTGGCGTAAAGGTGCTAGCCGCTCCCCCTGGTAATCAGGACGCAGCTAATTACCTAATGACAATTGCCGATGAAATTATGGATTCGGAGATTTCCCTTATCCGCGGGGCCCCTGGGCTCGTAGATATTGGGGGCCAACAGGTCCCCTCGTTTGATCTAACCGTTCGCGTTTCTACTATGAGGAGTTAAAGCCGTGGCCACGACTACCTATCTTTCGCAGCCGGCCTCAATTACGTTTGGAGGAACGGATGTAACCGATCAGGTCAGCGCGATTAGCTTTACGTTGGGCGTGGAGCCCCTTACCTCTACGGCATTTGGGGACACAGGTTCCCGCATGGTCGCGGGCCTTCAGACTGTCGAAGGCACTATTACGATGTTTGCGGCTTATGGCGCCACGGAGCCGGAGGGGCTTATTGCCGCCGAGATTGGGCAGGGCGATACGACGATCGTCGTAAAGAAGGACGCGGGCGCCGTTTCGGCCACTAATCCGGAGTGGACCCTTTCGAACGTTATGATTGCCAACAATGCCAACACTTACGAGGTTGGCCAGCTTCAGGTTTACGAGGTTTCATTCGAAGGCGGAACGTGGGTGCGAGACGTCACGCCGTAACGCATTACTAAGGGGAAATTTTGACGACAAAAAAGGGAATACAGGGAAACATTCGTTTTACCCTTGTGGGCGGCGAGCCGCTTACGGTGGACATTTCGTCAGCGTCGCACGTGATTCTTTTTGAGCGGCATTTCGATATGTCGGCCGAAATTTTCCAATTGGCGCCACGGCTGGAATACATAGCGTTCCTGGCATGGTCCGCGGCAACGGCCGCGGGCCTTGCCGTTCCCGCCGAGTTTGACGATTTCGTTGCCGTCATTGACGACATAGAATTGATTGAAAAAGGCAAGCCCGCAAACGCAAACCCTACGGCCGGGGGTCAGTCAGCCGAGCTCTAGCCCTGGTGCTCGTGCAAACCGGCTTTTGGCCCCCTGAAATCCCCTTTACCGTAAAGGACCTAAATACCGTTTTGGAAATTCTCCGGGAGAATTCTAAGTAATGGCCGGGTCCGCCCGTATTGAGGTAGTGGGCGTTAAGGACACCGTTAAGGCGCTCCGGAGCCTGGACCCCGAATTTCGCAAGGAATTTAACCGGGGCATTAAAGAGGTAGTGGCCCCCACGATTGCAGCCGCGAAGGGCGCGTATCCGGCCCTTCCGCTCTCCGGAATGCAACGGGCATGGATTCAGGGCGCCGCCCAAAAGCTTCCGTGGGATGCCGCGAAGGTGCGGCAGGGGGTCAAGGTCAAGGTTTCCACGCGGCGCAATTCGAACAATGTGGTTTACATCACGCAGGCCAACCCCGCCGGTGCCATTTTTGAGGTAGCCGGAGAGGGGAACCGCTTTGGCGCCAACCTTCGGGCGCGAAACAGCAAGGTTCTATGGCCCGCTTACGATAGGCACGCGGCGCAAATCTCCGAAGGCGTGGACAAATTGGTGAGGAACGCCGAGCGGACCGTCGAAGGGATGATGCGCTAATGGCAATCACTATTCCGATTTTGACGGATTTCGACGGCCGCGGGATTGACCGCGGTATCGCTCAATTTAAGCGCCTAGAAACCAACGGCGCTAAGGCCGGCTTTGCGATTAAGAAAGCCGCGCTACCTGCCGGTATTGCGCTCGCAGCTTTGGGCGCCGCGGCGTTTGACGCGACAAAGGCCGCTATTGAGGATGATGCAGCGCAGGAACAGCTCGCCCGCACGCTCACCAGCGCCACGCGAGCAACAAAGGCGCAGGTTTCCGCGGTAGAGGATTTCATTTCCCGAACCTCGCAAGCGGCCGCGGTTTCGGATGATGAGCTTCGGCCGGCGTTGGCGGTCCTCGCACGGGGAACCGGCGACCTTGCCACGGCGCAAAAGGGGCTAGGGCTCGCCCTGGACATAGCGGCCGGCACCGGAAAGCCCCTGGCGCAAGTGTCCGAAGCTTTGTCGAAGGCGTACGCCGGAAACCTTCGCGGCCTAAACGCTCTTGATCCTCGCATGAAAGAGCTTATTAAAAACGGCGCAACGGCCGACGAAGCTTTCACCGTCCTGTCGAAGACGTTTGGAGGAGATGCCGCGGCGTCCGCGGATACCGCGGCCGGCAGGATGAAGGGGCTAGGAATCGCCCTAGACGAAACAAAGGAAGCCGTAGGGTCCGCGCTTCTCCCGGTAATCGAAAAGATCCTCCCGGTTCTCCAACGCTTCGCAAAGTGGGCGCAGGACAATCCAAAGGTTTTTATTGCCATTGCCGCGGCCATTGGAGTAACAGCCGCCGGCATCATCGCCCTTAACGTGGCTATGACGATTTTGGCGGCTAACCCCGTAGCCCTAATTATCGGCGCAATTGTGGTTGCCGTGGCGGGGCTCACCATCGGAATTATTGCCCTTTATAAAAAGTCAGAAACCTTTAGGGACATTGTGGGCGGGGCATGGGAAGCGATTAAGAAAACCGTTTCCACGGTAGTTAATTACCTAGAAGGGCCCGTAATGGCCGCATGGGACACCATTAAGGGCGCTATTGACACGATCGCGGCGCTTATTAAGGGCGATTTTTCCGAAGCGTGGGAAGGACTGAAAAGGGCTATTGGTGGCGTCCTAGACGGCATAAAAAGCACGCTTCTAGGTTTCCCCCTGCTCATTTTGTCGGCCGTGGTTGAGATTGGTAAAACAATTGTCGCCGGCATCGCTTCCGGAGTGTCCAACCTTTCCGGAGCCGTATGGGACAAAATCAAGGCTATGCCCGCAGCCCTGGCCACCCTTTCCGTCGAATGGCTCAAAAGCCTTGCCGACATTGGATCAAAGGTTATTAGTTGGGTTGCGAGTGGAGCTACCGGCCTAGCGTCTGCGATTTGGGACAAAATCAGCGGCTTCGCGTCCGCCCTGCTCACCCTTATTACAGAAGGCGTTAAGGATACTGTCGTCGGCATTGGCGAAAAAATTGTTGGCTGGATCGTCAGCGGCGTTAAGGGTGTCGCAAGTGGAATTGCCGACGCCGTAAAGGCCGCAATCAATCTAGGTATTGACGCGCTCAACAAGGGCATTTCAGGGCTTAACAAGGGCGTTGGGCTCATTAACGCCGTTATCCCTGGCGGCGACCCCGTTCCCGAAATTCCTAAGATTCCCCGGATTGCACTTGCAAAGGGCGGGATTGTCACGCAGCCCACGTTGGCCCTTATCGGAGAAGCCGGACCGGAAGCCGTAATCCCGCTCCGTGGCCGAAACGCCGGCGTTGGGGAAATCACCATTACGGTAAATGCCGGCCTAGTGTCCACGCCCGACCAGATTGGGCAGGAAATTATTGAGGCAATCCAGCGGGCCCAACGCCGTTCGGGCCCCGCTTTCGCGCCCGCATGAGCTCGCAAGCCCCCGACATAATGGTAATGGTGGGCTTTGAGCAAACCGCCGGATTTGCGACGCCATTCCAGCTAGATAACCCGACATTTGGAAAGCTCAACACAGGAACGCTAGGCGGCGTCCAAATGCTGGACGTTACGGCAATGGTGAGAAGCGCCACCATTAACCGCGGCAGGAATAGAGACACGGAGCAATTTAACGCCGGAACGGCGCAAGTGCGGTTTTACGACCCTAACCGCACTCTTGACCCGCTCAACGAGGATTCGCCTTATTACCCCTGGGTTGGCCCGCGTATGCCAATTCAGGTTTTCGCCAACGGCTACGCAATTTTTGCGGGGACTATTACCGATTGGGGGCTTGAGTACGACTACACGACGGCCGGCAACGTAATGACGGCTTCGTGCGCCGACAATTTTACGGTGTTGGCCAATATGACATTTGACGAATGGGCGCCTGTTGAGGAAGCGTCGGGCGCTCGCATTACGGCGGCGCTTGCCCGTCCGGAAATTTCGTATCAGGGAGCGAGATCGCTTGCGACCGGCCAAAGTACATTGGGCGGCACACCGGGCGGCGGAAGCTCATATGACGTACCACAGGGAACCAACGTCCTGAATTATTTGCAGCGAATTGCTGCATCGGAAGGCGGGTTTCTTTTTATGGATTCCGCGAACGTTCTAACGTTTGTGGACCGGAGTCAGAACATTAACCCTTCAGCCGTTGCCGCATTTACCGACGACGGAACGGGAATTTCCTACAGCTCACTAACAAACCAATTTGGCGACGAGCTTTTGTTTAATAGCGTCCAAATGCAATCGCCGGCGGGGGACGTTCAGATTGCAACCGATACGCAAAGCGTCGCACGGTATCAGGCTTCCCAATATTCGAAGCTTGACCTACTCAACAGCACTACAAGCGAGGTTCTGGAATTAGCCGGCGCGTTCCTGGGAACGCATAAGAATCCGGTTTTACGATTTACCGGGGTAAGCCTCCAATTGGCGGCTTATGAGCCCACGGAGCAAAACGATTTGTTGGCCCTTGAGCTTGTGGACGTCGTGACAGTGCAAAAGTCGTATGACGTTGGAAACCCGGCTAGCGTCACAGAGCCGCTAATTGTTAGCGGCATTCAGCATTCTATTATGCCTGGAAGTCATAAAGTGGCTTTGACTTTTGAGCACACGGATTCACGTGCATATTTGACCCTTGACGACCCGCTTTTGGGCCGTCTTGATTTTAATTACCTCTATTTCTAGGAACGCCCGTGGCAATCACACCAAACACGACATTTGTTGCCGGAAACGTTCTCACGGCCGACCAGATGAACCGCTTGCCGTGGGGAATCATGCAGTATGCCGAGCGAACCTCTGTGCTCACTGTGAACACCGGCACTTCTGACATAACCGGTTGCAGCGTCACTTTTACGGCCGTAGCTGGCAGGTATTACAGAATTACCGGCGCAACCCTAATGAACAGCAACCACGGCGCGGCGCAGGACATTGATTTTCGTATTGCCG